ATACTTACATCAACAACTCTATTTCCTAATGAATGTGATTCTGTATTTGTAACAACGAAGTTTTCTGATCCTGTTCTTGAATTTTCATAATCTGTTTCAAGATTAACAGTTGTATTTAATGTTGTTGCAAATTGTTGAGCCGCCGATCTTGCTTGAGCTTCGGATGTATATGTGCCAAGTAATGCACCAGTTGTTGAATTATATACTTTATAACCAGTTACATAAGTTTGCCATGCATTCCATGTTTTGCCCGTAGACTGCATAGTTTCTTTTCCACCAGATGCAGGTAATGTTCCTCCTCCAAATTTAACTTGATTGTCTGGAAGTTGTTTAGTATCTACGAAAATATCATCGGGTGGTGTAAGAGACATAATACCAAGATAACGATAAGTTATTCTTTCAGTATTTCTTGTTGTTGTTACATTTGGATTTGTGAAATATAATTTTTCAGTATAATCTAATGTAATCAAATCTCCTGTTTTTCTTATGTTAGATCCTGATGCATAATTATACATAATTGATTTCATATTATATAATGGGCGAATGCTCTTTTCTACAGGATCAACAACGATTCTATAATCAGGATTATATGTTGCACCAAGGGAATGATCAAAGAATGTATCAACGAAAATACCATTTTTGAATCTATCAATACCATTAGTATCAAGGATTTTCATATCTGCTGCTGCTTTTTCTAATAATGATAAAGAAGCATAGACTTCTAGATTTACTATTCTATCTTTAAGAACACCAATATCTCTCATAGTAAATCTAATATTCGCAGTTTTTTTAGTAGTACATGCTAAATCTTTTCTGTTTAGAATGTTAGCATAATATAATGATAATGATGGATAAGGCGCAATTGTCAATAAACTAATAGGCATTAATTCATCTGAAATTTCAGGCGTAATTGGCACACCTGCAGGAGTACCTCTGGCAATACTAAATTGCCCTGCTTTATTAAGATATAGAACATCTTTTCTAGCAAGATAATATTCATAGTCAAATGATATCTGACTGAATGGTGCTGGAATTCTTAGACCATTAACATCATAATTGAATCCAGATGATGTTGCTGGATTTTCAGAAGCACTACCAACAGTTGTTGCATCTGTTGCTGTTTTGTTTTTTACTGGTCTAAAATCTAGATAGTTTCTTAGATCATAATTTTGACCAGTTGTTGGTGACTTGTATATTGGTACTTGTGCTGTTGTTATTTTTGTTGGTAATGTATTTGCATCATCAATTGGATATGAATCTATTGAAAAGAATCCTTGACCAACTGAGAAATCTGGATCAAAATAATCTAATCTAACCAACAGAAAATCTGAAGATGTTAAACTAATTGTTGGTGTAATTGTTGCAAAATCATAAAATCCATCTCTTTGCCCATTATCAAAAATAAATGATGAAGTAACATCAGTTCCTTGTGTGTTAGAAGAAAATGATGATGTATCAAGTAATATCTCTTTGATTTGATAAACATCTGGTATACCAAGACTAAATGGTCCAGTCATTCCTGCCGATGCACAATTAATAGTGACAAATCTATCAGGTTTTAAAATCTTATTAATTTGTGTTGCTGTAGTTTTAGCAACTCTATATGTAACTGTTGCTGGAACAGCTGAAGATAATGTTTCCTTTAGATCAAAAGAAAGAAGCGTTGGCGTTGCTGTTACTGATCTAACAACTCCAGATGTACCTTGTACAGTTAAATCGATAATATCTCCATTCTTATATTGCTTTTTATAAGCAGCACCAGAAATAGATGTATTAAGAGCTGTAGTGAGTGTTAAATATTTTGAATTAGCAATCGATTGAATATAGTAAGTACCAGAAGCTCCAGTGATTGATAATTTATCACCAACATTTAATTTAGTAAAATCAACGTTAAGATCACCAATAAGTTGGTTAGCTGCATTTGATACTGTTCCTGTTAATGCAACGTTGGCATCTGCATTTAATGAAAGTAATATTTCACGTTTTTGTGATGGAGATAATGTAGATGTGCCATAGACAAATTCACTGGCACCAGCAGGTAGAGATACGTTAAATATTCCTGAAGCAACGTTGCTTACTGTTGTAGTAGTTTTATATGTGAATGTTGTATCAGAAATTCCTGATGGCTTTAATGATTTAGTATAATTTGAACCAACAAAGTATAATGGTGGATATAAACTTGAATCTTTTATGACTGCATTGTTTGACGCATTAAGAATAATATCTGCGCCCATATCTGCTGTTGATGCATTATCATAATAAATGTTTTTTACACTTGAAAAATTATTACTTCCTAACATTTTTACATCTGTTAGATAAACAACATATGTTGCTTGAGGTGTACCCATTTTTCCGTCATTATAATCAACAGAAACAATTTTTGCTGAACCTATTTTATTACCTGTTTGTGCTCCTGTTGACCAAGAACCAGATGTCAATCTTGTTTGAGCAGTATCATATAAATCAACTTCTGTGCCTTTATCGTGTGCCCATGAACCTGTAAATTCATTAACAATGACATATGAGCCTATTCCAGCAGAAGCTAATTGTGAATTTACATAATCATAATCTGTTGATTTTTGTGTGGTTAGATATGTTGTTCCTAGTTTATTAATTTCATATCCTTGAACATATCCTAATCCATTTGAAACCTGAACAGAAAGTAATTGTGAATTACCGCCATTTGCAGCTGCATACATTCCACCATTAGTTCCTGTATCAATATGTTCTCTCAATGAGACATTAAGCCCACGGACATAATAATGACCTGATTCGTCATATGTTCTTTTTGCTAATTCATCTTGTAGAATATTATATTGTGATCTATCAAAAGATGCTTCAACTATTCCATCTTCTAAAATTAATAATGGAACGAAGTCTGGTGAAGTCTCGGAATCATTAATATCAACAACTTTTAATTTTGCATCAATTTTAAATCTATCAGCACCTGGAGCAGAATAATTTGATGATTCTAATGCAGGGTCCAAAAGTGTTGTGTCATCAAGATGTGTGACAATTGATTCTATCAATTCAAATCCAACTTTAGCTGTTGGTGTATCATTATATCTATCAATTATGATTTGTTGAGTAGGAAAATAAATGAAATGTTCTTTAGCAAACAACACACCTTCAGATATTCTAAAAGATGATGCTGTGCCCGTTGGAGCTGTATTTACTACAACTAGTGTACCAACATTACTAATTAGAACTTCGTCGGGTTGAAATGTTTTAATACTTGAATTTGAAGGAGAAACAGATTTATAATCTAGATATAGTGTTTTAGTGTTTCCAGATGCTTCTGTTCCATCTAAAACATAATTGACATCAGCTATAATACCAGACGTGGCACCAGTAATTGTTTCATCTAAAAATTCAGAAATATTGACTGTATTATTGGAATTGTCATTATCTTTTACTTTAACATAATATGTTTGTCCAGTAATAGAATTCTTACAATGAAGCGCAAAATTGCCAGGTAATACTATGCTTCCTTCTTTAAATACATGTTTACCAAATCTATCAATTTGTTTTTGTAGAATTGTTTGTGATTGTGTAAGTTCACGCCCCTGAACAGCATAACCTGGCTTATATAAGACTCTATAGAATTCTTTTGTTTTGTCATAATCATCATAATATGGATAAACATTGAAATCTGTTGTTAATGTACTTACATTAGTAGTATTAGCCATTTCTTATTTTTTCCTTTTAAAATTTCACTACTATTTTAAATGTTTCTGTTTGGTCGGACGATCTAATTATTGGTTGAATATTATCCACATATAATAATCTTCCACTCCATTTACTAAGAGTTCCAGGAGTATAACTCGTTACTGTTCTGAAGGTTAAACTTTCTGTACCATGTAATAATCTGGATCCAACTGGAATTCCTTTTGTATTTATGAGAAGTAATTTATTTGTTATTGAATTCCATGATAAAACAGTACCACTGAATGTTGATGTATCTAGATTAAATCCTTGATAAACAATTTCATCTTCAGTAAAGTCATTTTGTCCTTCAGCAGTTAATGTGTATGCTTGTAAAAATGCAGCATTTGATGCGGCAGTATTTGATCCTCTTAATACTGGATTTTTGAGTATTGCAATTTGTCTATAGTCATTTGTTACAGGCAGAACACCATTTTCACCATATATTAATTTAGCATTTATCATAAGATTTGACGCGCCCAATTCATATAATGGATTGCTGCCATGACCGCCAGGAGGGCTAATTATAGCCTTTGCAATTGCACCAGAACCACCAGTCAGTGGATTATCTTTTACTGATACACTGGCATATGTATAGCCTGAACCAGAATTTAAAATATTAATGCTTGATATTGTATTTGATGTATTATTAACACTAGCAGATGCAAGAGCTCCTGTTCCATCTCCAGTAATAGTTACAACAATATTATTTGCATTTGTATAACCAGAACCAACATTTAAAAGTGTTACATGATTAATTGCGCCTGACACAGCAGAAGATTGTACTTGCCATTGGGCTGATGCATCATCATAATTCAAATATTTAACAGGAATATATGTGTTTGTCATATATTTTATTTTTTCAGCAGCAGAAACAGTATACATATATTTCCATTTATATCCATCTTGTGTTTCGGATATAATATATGGGCTCACTGATGTTGGCATTACAGTGGATAATCCACCATTATTATTGCCTATACACTTATATACATTATCACTACTTGTTATAATATAAAATGGTTTATCAAATAGATTTTCTTCAGTATGATCATATTGAAAATAATTCTGTCCACTTGCCCAATTATATCTTGGTATTACATGAAAAATATCACCACCTGTTATTTGTTTTCCACCAATCATGTTATCCCAAACATCATAAACAGTTGCTATTGATGAATTGGCATTTGGAGGCATGGAATCGTTTGCCCAAGGCAATGTTTTTCCATAAGTTAGATATAATCCAGTATTTCCTGTATTTGCCTGAACAAAATTTAATCTAAAATTTTCAGCGGCTGCCACTCTTAAATCTATATAAGATGCTAATGCCATTTTCTTTAATTAATCCTTTACTATATCTATAAATAGTTCTTCTGGCAAATATGTGATTGTTTCAACAACATCACGAACATAAACATATTCACCAAATAATTTCATTCCAGATGGATGGACTAGATTTTTTACTG